GTAAATAATGGTGGATTTCCGTTAGCGAGATTTGATGATATTCCAACAAACATAAGTTCATTTACAAACGATGCTGGATTTATCACTGCGGCTGGAACTTTTTCTGGCAATTATAATGATTTGACTAACTTACCTTCTTTGTTTGATGGCGACTATAACTCTTTGTCAAATATTCCTGCGCCAACTCCTGGACCACAAGGTACTGATGGAGTTCAAGGTACTACCGGTGAAACTATTCAAGGTCCGCAAGGAACTAATGGTTTGCAAGGTACATTAGGCGCACAAGGTGTTCAAGGATTTGGTGGTGCCAATGGCGGTATTGGACCAACAGGTCTTCAAGGTTTAACTGGAGCTACAGGTGCAACAGGCGCCCAAGGTACTTCAGGCTCTACAGGCTCAACAGGTATTCAAGGTTTAACAGGAACAGGTATTCAAGGAACAGTAGGTTCAACTGGTGCTCAAGGTTTAACTGGAGCTACAGGTTCCCAAGGTGTTCAAGGTATTACAGGGTCTATAGGTTCAACTGGTGTTCAAGGTTTAACAGGAACAGGTATTCAAGGTACAACTGGGACAGCAGGGCCTGCCGGTATTCAAGGACCTTCTGATGGCGCTGACGGCGCAGTTGGTGCGCAAGGTATTCAAGGTACAACTGGGACAGCAGGGCCTGCCGGTATTCAAGGACCTTCTGATGGCGCTGATGGTGTACAAGGTATTACAGGGTCTACAGGTGTTCAAGGTACAACTGGACTTCAAGGTACAACTGGACTTCAAGGTACAACTGGGGAGCAAGGTTTAACAGGAACAGGTGTTCAAGGTTTAACAGGAACAGGTGTTCAAGGTACAACTGGACTTCAAGGTTCAACTGGACTTCAAGGTACAACTGGACTTCAAGGTACAACTGGGGAGCAAGGTTTAACAGGAACAGGTGTTCAAGGTACAACTGGACTTCAAGGTACAACTGGGGAGCAAGGTATTACAGGGGAGCAAGGTATTCAAGGTCTTACAGGTCTTCAAGGAACCGATGCTGTAACTTCTCTTAGTGAAAGCGATAACCTTAATTGGACTGGTAATCATCAATGGACTGCAGGAAACGGTAATTGGATTAAAGTTGATAGCTCAAACGCATATATGACGTTTGATGATAATGCTTATTTACAATTTGGTGCAAATACTGGAGCTGTTGACGCAAAAATGTTTACAACAGGTAGCGGATTTGGTATATTAACTCAAAAAGGTAATTTCAATTTAAATAACTCTGGCAGCAGTTCAGACGCAGGCGATGTTATTATAAGAGCTCGCAATTCTGGCGACTCTGCTATGGTTGATTACGTCAAAGCAGATCATGCACTTGGCGGCGTAGATTTACATCATGACGGTGTACTTAAACTAAGAACCACATCCACTGGGATTGATGTTAATACAAATAAAATATATAATCTAACAGATCCTGCCGCAGCACAAGACGCAGCTACAAAAGCATATGTTGATGCAGAAATTGCAGGTCTTTCTGATAGCGCGCCAGCAACATTAGATACTCTAAATGAATTGGCTGCAGCATTAGGAGACGATGCAAACTTTGCAACAACTGTGACAGACAGCATTGCAACTAAACTTCCACTTGCTGGCGGAACAATGTCAGGAGATATTGACGGCGCAGGAAACAAAGTACTTTTTGCTAACGTATATTCAGCACTTGGCGATTTGCCAAGTGCATCGACATATCATGGTATGTTTGCCCATGTTCACGGAACAGGTAAAGGCTATTTTGCACATAGCGGTAGCTGGGTTGAATTGGCCAATGCGGCAACTACATTATCAGGTTATGGAATTACTGATGGATTAGCAGCAGGCGGCGCCTTAACTGGCAGTAGTTTGTCATTCCCAGCTGGCGCAACCATTACAGAATTTAGTACTGACAATACACTCGGAGGCAATAGTAATGTAGCAGTTCCAACTGAGGCGGCAGTAAAAGGATATGTAGATGCTAACGCCATGCCTGTATCCGGCGGATCCTTTACAGCCGAAATTACTGTTGATGGTGATGTTACAATTGATAATAGAAATAGACTTAGGTTGGCAGATGCAGGAGTTGATAAGGCACTGATTGGACTTAACCAAGGTAAATATCTATACATGGGATCAGAAGGTACTAATTCAGATCCAAGAATAAGATTTGATGGCGAATCTACTCAAGCCGCAATTGTTCCCACACTCCCTGCAGGTTCAGTTTCTGGTGCAGGAGGTTACTTGAACTTGGGAGCTACGAATCAGGCATTTAAAGAACTTTACTTATCTGATGGTGTGGTCTTTGCCGATGCTGGCGGCTCTGGTACGTCCACAAGCAACACGCTGGATGACTATGAGGAGGGGACGTTTACTCCTACGGCCTTTGGAACTACCGCCGCTGGGACCACTACCTATGCAGAACAAATTGGGTCTTACACCAAAGTTGGCGATACGGTTCATGTAGATATTTTTATTTCTTGGAGTGCTATGACTGGTACTGGTAATTTAAGAATAGGTGGTTTGCCATTTGCGTCTTCTAGCGCCACTAATTACTTTGCTAGTGGCGCTGTTGTTCCTTTGTTTGGATTTACTTGGCCTTCTGGAGCAACCCAGCTAAATCCAATTATGAGCGCCAGTGACACAGCTATGAGTATTTACGCGTCATCTACTGATTCAAACTCAGTGGCCGCGGCAACGGATAGTGAGATAGTCGGTCTTGCAATAACGATAACTTATAAGGTTTGATTATAGCCCACTGCATAGCTTTGGGTCGGACAGTCCAACCGCCATAAAGGAGATAAACACGATGGCATTAACAGAAGAAACAGTACAAGACAAAATAGAGGTCGTAGGCGAATTTAACCAAGTTCAGGTGCGTACAGCCACGGTCATCAAGCGTGACGGCGTAGAGATCAGCCGATCCTTCTCACGCCATGTAGTCGCACCTAACGATGACATCACAGGTGAAAGTGCAAAGGTGCAAGCCATCTGCAATGCAGTTCATACTGACGATGTTAAAGCAGCTTTTGCAGCTCATTTGGCTGAGGCTGAATAATAGCGCATCAGCAAACTAATATATAATATAAAGTAGGATGAAACATGAGTGATGAACACATTTCTAAAGCGTTAGGTTTAACACCGCTTTCAGAATTAAACGATGAAATGAAAAGCGTACAAGAAGTGCAATCAACGGAAGTGCAAAACATAGAAAAGTTTGAAGTATTACCTACTGAAGGTAATGACGAAAACCTTAACGATATGGAACTTGCACGTCAAAATGTTAAAAACATTATTGAACTCGGAGATGACGCAGTTAAAGAAATGGTTGAAATAGCTAAGCAATCAGAGTCTCCTCGGGCCTTTGAAGTTGTGTCGACTTTAATGAAAACATTACTTGACGCAAACAAAGATTATGTTGATATATCTACCAAAAAGAAATTTGCACAGGATGATAAACCTGAAAAGGAAACAAATGTTACGAATAATAACTTGATAGTCTCAACTGCAGATTTACTTAAAATGATTAAAGGCGATGATAATGCTTGAAATGATGAAGGGTTATCTCGGCAATAATAATCTTAAAAGAGTTGGTGAGCAATTAGAATGGACTCCTGATATGTTAAAGGAGTACATGAAATGTGCTGAAGATCCGATATATTTTGCTAAAGAATATATTAAAATTGTGCATGTTGACCGAGGCCTAGTTCCTTTTCAAATGTATCCTTATCAAGAAAACATCACAAAAAAGATTACAGAAAATAGACGAGTGGCAGTATTAACTGCGCGCCAATCTGGTAAAACAACTACTGCAATGGCAATCATTTTACATTATGTATTGTTTAATGAATTTAAAACTGTAGCCATCTTGGCAAATAAAGGAGATGCTGCAAGAGAAGTTATGGCTCGAGTCAAGTTGGCTTTTGAGGCTTTACCTAAATGGTTGCAGCAAGGAGTTGAAGAATGGAACAAAGGAAACATTGCGCTTGAAAACGGTTGTCAGGTTTTGGCAGGAACGACATCATCATCAGCAATTCGTGGTAAGTCAGTTAATTTTCTATATCTCGATGAGGTTGCATTCATCGAAGGATACGACGATTTTTTCGCATCTGTTTATCCTACTATCTCGTCTGGTGAGTCAACAAAACTTTTAATGACTTCAACTCCTAATGGTCTAAACCATTTTTGGAAAACTTGTAAAGGCGCAAGAGAAAAAACTAATGGTTATGAATACGAAGAAGTTATGTGGCAAGATGTTCCAGGACGAGACGAAAAATGGAAAGAAGAAACACTCGCTGCATTAGATTACGATGAACAGAAATTTAGACAAGAATATTGTTGTGAGTTTTTAGGATCCTCAGGAACGTTGATTGATGGATCCAAACTAAAACAATTAGCATATGATAGACCTATACACGAACAAGAAAACACATTTCAATATTTTAAACCTGAAAAAGACCACAGTTATGTTATGACTTGTGATGTATCTCGAGGAAAAGGTTTAGACTATTCAACCTTTAACATTATAGACATTAGCAAAATGCCGTATCAGCAAGTATGCACATTTCGCGACAACTATATTAGCCCAATTGATTTCGCTTCATTTATATATAGAATAGGTAATCTATATAATGAAGCTGCTGTTCTTATAGAAATTAATGATATAGGCGAACAAGTTTCAGATGTTTTATTAATGGATTATGGATACGAAAATTTACTTTATTCCGAAAGCGCAGGCGCGAAAGGCAAACGAATTTCGTCTGGATTTGGAGGAAGAAAACTTGATAATGGAATACGAACTACCAAGACTGTAAAAGCTCAAGGTTGTTCTATGTTGAAAATGCTCATTGAGCAAGATCAACTTATACTAAGAGATTATAATACTTTGCAGGAATTATCACGTTTTTCCAAAAAGGGTCCATCTTATGAAGCTGAGCCCGGAGCACATGATGATTTAGTAATGAATTTGGTTTTATTTGCTTGGTTATCTGACCAAGATTATTTTAAAGAATTAACTGATATTAATACTCTTCAAGCACTGCGCGAAAAGACTGATGCGCAAATTGATGAAGAATTACTCCCCTTCGGATTTATAGATGACGGTGGGGAATTGTGGGAAGACGAAAACATCAGGTTCTAAACTATATTTCTGTAAATCAAATAATTTATAAATAGAAACAGTGATATGAACTAAACGCGTTTAAATACATAAAGGAGAAAAATATGGCTTTTTCTGTAAGTCCTTCCGTCATTGTTCGTGAAGTGGATGCATCACAAGCCGTGCCAGCCGTTGCGACATCGCCAGCTGCCATTGTTGGTGTATTTCAATGGGGACCAGTTGACGAACCTATTCTAGTTTCATCTGAAGATGAGCTAGTGGATCGTTTTGGCAAGCCTTCAGCGGATACATACGAAACATTTTTTACTGCGGCAGATTATCTTGCATATGCAAATGCATTGTGGGTAGTTCGCGCAGACAATAATTCAAACACAGCTATTGCAGCAAGCGGCGCCTTTTCGGCAAAGTACCCTGGTGCTTTAGGAGATAACATTGACGTACATTGGGTTACCTCAACAGGATATGAAAATGCAGTAATTGCAGTAGGTGATATCCCAGCGAATAAAATTTCCAATGCTGCAGTTCCGCAAACAATTCCATTTAATTCCGCTTCTGTAACTTTTGAAGTTGCTCCTGCAGATAGGATTACTGCAATTGGCGCAGGAGATGTACTTGTAATAGGTAACGATAGCTCAGGCTATGTAAATGTTACAGTTGCAACTATTGTAGAAACAGAACTTAACGATGGCGCGCCAATACCGAATGTAACAGGATACGAATACGCAATTACATTTGTAGGCAAATACACACTCGCCGAAACTGATCTTACCGTTCTTACGATTACAAAAAAGTGGGGACAAAACAATTTCTTTGCTTCTGCACCGAGTGCTGGAAGTATTCACATTGCAGTTGTTGACCGCGGCGGAAATATTTCAGGAACAGCAGGACAAGTACTTGAACTGTTTGAAGATGTTTCAACCACAAATGGTGCTCAGCTTCAGGACGGTTCACAAAACTATTGGGTAGACGTTATTACCAATCAATCAAACTGGGTTAAAGTTGCTAATTCGGCAGTTGTAGGAACAGCAAATACTGCTGTAACCTCATACGAAGTAATGGCAAACGGTGGTGATGCTCAAACTGAAAGCAATGCATCTTTGGCCGCAATTGGTAAAGGTTGGGATTTATTTAAAAGTGGAAACGAAATTGATATTTCATTCTGCTTACAAGGTAAAGGCGATGATAGCGCAAACCGTGCAAACTATATTATTTCTAATATCGTTGATAGTAGAAAAGATTGTGTTGCGTTTGTTTCCCCATCAGCATCAGATGTTGTTAGCGAAGTTAAATCAAATACACAACTTAAAAACGTAATTGCATATCGTAATGCGCTTCAGAATTCATCTTATTGGTTCATGGATAGCGGTTATAAATATCGTTACGACAAATACAACGACACTTATCGTTACACACCTTTAAATGGCGACATGGCAGGTTTGGCCGCAAGAGTTGAACCGTGGGAATCTCCAGCAGGTTATAGAAAAGGTGTTATTAAAAACGTAGTAAAACTAGCGTTTAACCCAAACAAATCGCAAAGAGATCAACTGTATACTTCAGACATTAACCCAGTTATGGCTCAAGTAGGTCAAGGTATCGTATTATTTGGAGATAAAACTGGTTACGGATTGCCAAGCGCGTTTGATCGTCTTAATGTTCGTAGGTTGTTTATTGCCATTGAGAAATCAATTGCAACTGCGGCTACATCGTTCTTGTTTGAACTAAACGACGAATTTACTCAAACACAGTTTAAGAACATTGTTGATCCGTTCCTACGTGATATTCAAGGAAGACGTGGCATTACTGATTTCCGAGTCGTATCTGACTCAACCGTGAATACTCCTGAAATCATAGACCAAAACAAGTTCCGTGCTAACATTTTTGTTAAACCAGCCCGTTCAATTAACGTTATAGAACTTACGTTCGTAGCAACAAGAACTGGAATTGAGTTTGACGAAATCGTTGGTCAGATCGTCTAATAAATAGATTTAATTAAAGGAGAATAGAAAATGGCATTTAACATCAACCAGTTCAAATCAGAACTCGTCGGTGGCGGTGCACGTCCTACGCTATTCCAAGTTCAAATCACTAACCCGATTGACACAGGCGCAGATTTTAAAGTACCATTTATGGTTCGTTCTGCAGGCATTCCTGAGTCAATCGTTGGTCAATATGTTGTACCTTACTTCGGTCGTGAAGTAAAGTATGCAGGTGATAGAACGTTTGCGGACTGGGCGGTCACAGTTATCAACGATGAAGACTTTGCAATTCGCAACGCGATGGAAGCATGGTCAAACTTCATTAATTCCCACGACTCCAATTCAAGAGGATTACCACAGCAGTATAAGTCTACTGCATCGGTTACTCAATATAGTAAAGATGGATCACCACTTCGTACATATATTTTCGAAGGATTGTTTCCAACTACTATTGATGGTATTGCCTTGGATTGGTCTCAACAGGATACAATTGAAGAATTCGGCGTCACATTCCAATATGATTTATGGAGAGTTGAAGGAATTACCGGCGTACCGACAACCTAATTTTTATTATGAGGATATGAAGTTTTGAAGATATTCGGTTACGAAATCAAAAGAGAAGAGGAAGAGACTCCAGTAGTCTCTTTCGCTGAACCGTCTAATGAAGACGGCGCAATTACTGTGGGAAACGCCGTTGGCGGGTTTTACGGCACGCTTCTCGATATGGAAGGCACAGCAAAGACTGAGTCTGAATTAGTTACAAAATACCGTGGCATGTCACTGCAGCCTGAAATTGTTTCAGCTGTAGACGAAGTCATTAACGAAGCAATTTCTATAGGAACGGATGATAAAGTTGTAGAGCTTGTGCTCGATGACACTGATCTTCCTGACAAAGTCAAAAAGAAATTAAGTGAAGAATTTGATAATGTTTTATCATTATTAGATTTTTCAAACGCAGCATACGATATTTTTCAAAAGTTTTACGTTGATGGCAGACTTAATTATCATGTCATTATTGATAAAGAAAACTTAAAAGATGGTATAAGGGAACTGCGATATGTAGATCCTCGCAAGTTAAAACTTATACGCGAAGTTGATAAAAAGCAAAAAGATCCACATTCTGGTATTCCAGTTAAAACACTAAAAAGCGAATATTATATGTATTCCGAAAACGGTTTTACTGGTGATAATGCTGGTGGTAATGCAAGTACTGGTACTCAAGGATATAGAATTTCTAAAGACTCTGTTGCCCGTGTTACTTCAGGATTAATGAACGAGAATAATTCTTTAGTTCTTTCATACCTACATCCGGCAATTAAGCCTTTAAATCAATTAAGAATGCTTGAAGATGCAACAGTCATTTACACTCTTACACGAGCTCCTGAAAGACGAATTTTTTATATTGACGTTGGGAACCTTCCTAAATCGAAAGCTGAGCAATATATACGAGACATGATGGTTCGCCATAAAAACAAACTGCAATATAACTCAGCAACTGGTGATATTACTGATAGCCGTAAAATGATGACTATGACTGAAGACTTTTGGTTTCCACGCCGAGG